AGGGATTCTCGGAAGTTCCCATCCTTAGCAATAGCCTCATCATAACCAGTACCCATCATTCGGGAGGTCTCGATAAGGGCATTCCTGAATGACTCACCGCCCATGCCTGCCTGGACTAGCGAGTTCCAGTCCTGAAGGTGGACAGCGCCAGCCGCGATAGCCTGCGAGAGCTGGGTGTACGCAGTGGCGGTCTGCTGGGCAGTTGAACCCGAGGCCGCTGCGAGGTTGGACAGACCCTTAATCGACGCCACAGAGGTTTGTAGGTCAACGCCTGCGGCGGTGAACAGACCAATGGCGTGAGTCATGTCACTGAAGCTGTACACCGTCTTATCAGCATAGGTGTTCAGCTCGGCCAGGGAGGTCTTAACCTCGCCGAGGGTAGTCCCCTTCTCAACTGTGTTGGCCATAATGGTCTGAATGGCTCTCATTTTGAGCTCATACTCATTAAAGCCGTCTTTGATCGTGCCAATGAACCCAGATACGATACTACGGCCTGCATTCAGTGCTGCAACACCAATTCCGCCGAATGCGGTAACCGCCAAGCCCTGCATGACGGTCATATTCTTACCGATGTCGAGCGCCTTGGTGGCCAGATCGCCGAGGGTGGTGTTCTTAGCGATCTCTCCAATACGAGAAAGACCGTCTGCAGCACCCTGCATCTTCAAGGATTCCTTGAGGCGGTCCATACTAGACGCGGATTCCTTGATTGCGGACAGGAACTGCTTGTTATTCATCTTGAGCGAGACTACCCGCTCGTCAATAGTTGCCACTACTTAGTGACCTCCTTCCAGGCCTTCTTCGCTATCTTGTCGAATACGGGCCTGATAGCGGGATTGATGTAGTCTCGGCCGACGACATACCCGCCATTACGAGTACCGTGACCATATTGCAAGATGACGGCGATGTTTACGCCGTTGTTTACATGCGAGTTAGTCCAGGTGATCTTCCAGTTCTCGCCAGTTCTGGTGACTTCGTAGTTCCAGCTAGCTGCCGTCTCACCCGACCTGGAGGGGGTCGCCGCCTTGAGAGCAGAAACCCCCTCCTTGCCGAACTGATTCATGATCAGAGCCAGGTCTAACTTCGTCATTCTGTCAAACCAATTCCTGGTGAGTTTCCAGTCTCCCTGGCTCTCGATCGTAATCATGATTCTCCTAGACTAGAGATTCAGAGTAGATGTTGGCTACTCCTGAGACCATGCATCCGACAGCACCCTTGGCTAGAGCATCATCATACGCCTGCCTTGTCGGGCAGATGTGACCCCATACCGGTTTACCGAGGGCGGTGGTTCGGTTCCAAACTTCATCGCTGGCATCGAAGGACATACCGATGTAGTCCCATGGCTTGTGCCACTCGTTGATCCGGCCATCAGTTACCTGATCTGGATACGAGTATCCCCAGCACTTCCAACCATCCGCCTTCCACTGATTAGCCAGCCATCCGGCGTCGATGGAGAACTTCCAGATGATTCGACCGTGGGCATCAGAAGGGAAGAACTTCTTCAGCTCCTCCCACTGAACCGCGGAATACTTAGGATCGAGTACTGTAATGTGACTCGAGCCATATGCTGCGAAGTACTCCTCAACCGTCATGAAGGGCTCGCCAATGGTGGTGAACTTCTGGATCTCCGCCCATGTCATCTCGGTGACGGGTGTATTTGGAGCCGTCTTATCCACACGCTGGAGGGTGCGATCGTGGTTCAGGAACCAGACTCCATCCTTCGTCTTCTGACATGAGACCTCCAAAGCCCCTGCTCCATACATCACGGCATTGGTGTATGCTCGAATCGAGGCCTCAGGCCAGCTGACGGATCCTCCTCGGTGGGCGATGAGGAACCCACGAGTGATCATCATCGTCCCGATGTCCTTATACCCTCGAGGAACGGCCTTCATAGTGGCCGGGCGCTCTTCTCCATTCTCGTAGATGAAGACGGGGTTGTCGAGCTTACCCTCGGTGATAGCGACACCAGGAACTACCTTCTGCTCTTCCTCGGGAACCTCGGGTAGGAGGTCGACCCAGGCGAAACCGAATGCGTTTGTCCCAGTCTTAACTGACTTGGTGATTCCAGCCTCAATGGAGGACCAGGACTCGGTGGTGGATGCTCCGCCAGTCGAGTAATGACGCTCTTCGGAAGGATCCTGCCAAGGTACGATCGGGGTCTTGTTGTTCCCGTGGTACTGGGCAGCCACCAGGTGGATTTGAGTCTGATCCTTGAATACTGGTGAACCAGCAGTCCATGGATTCAGATGAAAATCCTTAACGCCTCGAAGCAGGAAACAGAGCGCTCGCTCCCGGGCGGTTGAGGCTGTATCTCCATGAAGCTTTACGTTGTTAGCCTCAGTGGAGTTCGAGATTCGCTTAATAGCGACATACCCGGATCGACCGCTGATGTTCTTCTCATATGAAGAGCCCCATCCAACAGGAGGTCTAGCCGCGGTATTTCCGAACTGCGATGCGTAGAACACCACCACAACGTCGTCTACTCGAGCCTGCGGGAATGACATCAGACCCATTGACCCACCAACACCAAGCAGTGCCTGGGTAGCTACAACTTCGATCCCCGGTTTTGGTGTCTCGTAGATGTTGAAGTTATGGATCGTTATATCATTCGCCGTACTGGGGACAGCGATTGAGGGTGTCCAGAACGGATAGGCGTTGGTAGGAAGCTCGAACTCAAACAGGAGAGCAGCATTAGCACCACCGCGGATGTTCCAGGTGGTGATGAAGTCCTGTTTATCAGTCTTCTGCTTACCTGCCTGGAACCAGTTGGCTCGCATGGCGATCTGAGTATCTTGGTCCGCTGAGTACGTGATCTCAACAGTCCACTTGCGATCACCGACGGTATAGGCAGCACTCTCGAATGGGGTGGAGCTGGATCCCTTTCGGATCAGACGCCCGTCACCTATTCGAGCGCCATTACCTCCCCACCATGCACCAATTACTGGGAATACGCTAGCCATTACTTGGCCCGCCTAACGATCACCGTCCCAGACGGAGTCCCTGCTGGCACTGGATCATCTGGTCCGAGGACGATCATCTTCGGGACCTCGGGGATCTTGAGATTGTCGACCTTCAGCTTGAGCTTCAGGTATCCCTTGAGCCATGGGATAATCAGCTCACGGATCTCGGCGCCCGGAGGGTTCTCGTACGGGTTCCCAACTGGGTGCCACTGACCACCATTTTGAGGATCCTCAACAAGGAAGCCGTCGGTGACGTATAGGTGGCTGATCGCGAGGTTGTCCGCCTTGTCGAAGACCTTCTGGTAGTTCTCGGAGGTGACGGAGTGCACCACAGCCCACCATCGAGTGGACGGATAAGCCTTCATGTGGTCAGGAAGGATGGGCGATGTCGGATTCTCCTCGAGGAACTTAGCGGCCGTTCCCTCGAACATCATACAGACGTCGAAGTCGAGGTTACACACTTCCTGAGAGATGTTGGATCCGGTGTTGATGGCGATCACGAAGTCCAGTCCGTTCTCACGTCGGATCGTGTCGATCAGATCCTTGTACCAAGGAATACGGTCCTTACGGGAATCCCACCCGTTGATGACCTCGTCGAGGAAGACGCCCTGAACCAGGTCACCATACCAATGCTTAGCCCTCTTCAGCTGCTCAAGAATGTACTCCTTGGTGAACTTGGCTGCGTTAGGAATACCTCGGTTATCCTCGGCATCTGGATTGATCGCGGCTCCATACTGGGTCTTGATATAGAACAGAAGTTTCTTTGCTCCTGCGCCAAGAGCTAACTCGCCCTGCTTCTGGAAGTCTACCTCCTGAGCCTCCCAGTCACCGCTGTTGCGGTTAAGGATGACGTATCCGAGGTTGTCCCGGAACTTCAGCGTCTGAGCCCACTTGGAGAACTGACCAGGCTTTCCATCCTGGTAGTAGTCAGGCCAGTAGTAGGTCACCGGAGAGTAGTACCGAGCACCATTCTTGAATGGGTTCGTCTGTCGGAGTGCGTCTTCGACGTCAGCCTTCTCGCCGTAGGTCTTAGCTGCCTCATCCTTGGTGAGATACCTATCGAGCTGAGGAGTAACTGCATCCTGACCGGCGGGACCACGCTCTCCTGCAGGTCCGGGAGGTCCTTGGGGTCCAGGCGGTCCGGCGGGACCAGCCGCGCCATTATCACCCTTGAGTCCTGGTTGCCCATTTGCTCCAGCAGGACCAGCGGGTCCAGGAGGACCTTGGATACCTTGATCACCCTTGGGTCCGGGAGGACCAGCGGGACCCCTAGGGCCTTCTGGTCCAGGAACCGGAGTTCCTCCAGCGCCACCACCGGCGGGTCCGGGTGGACCCTGAAGACCCCTAGGCCCTTCTGGTCCACGTTCGCCAGCATCTCCCTTAGGTCCGGGAGGGCCCTGTGGGCCGGTAGGACCGGCGGGTCCTCTAAGACCCTGATCGCCCTTTGGGCCAGGATTACCGGCATCGCCCTTAGGTCCAGGGGGACCAACTGGTCCTCGAGGTCCGACGGGACCAGGAGAACCAGCCCCGCCTCCACCACCTCCACCGCCGAACGGAAGCGGGGAGATCTCAGGTGTGGGGTCAGCGGACATGATGTCGACAGTTCCACCCTGAGTCAGAGCCACGTGCTTGACGATGTCAAATGTGGGGGAGTCAATGAAGATGGTGTGGGTCCAGGCGCCAGAGGGGGTTACTCCAGCGCCCGGAGCCAGCACCTCGATATTGACAGCGCCAGCCTGGTCTGTCCGAACCATGTGCTCGCGCATCGAGACTACGGAACCGTCGACGGTAGCCGTAGCGCCCTTCACGTCAGGAACGATTCGGACAAGAGCCCGACCATTCTCTCCTTCAGGAATAGTTCCCGTTAAAGTACAGTATGGCGCTGCCATTTTGAGCCTCCTACGGCTGTTCGGCCCTGTCGAGCAGGGCGTTCACCTTGGTGTTTGTCTCAGCACCGTAGACGCCATCGACCTCAGCGCCGACGGCTGCCTGAACGGCCTCAACAGTCGCGTCGTGAGCCTCCTCAGAGGCGTCGCCCCAGATTCCGTCCTGCTCAGTGCCGACCACGGACTGCGTAAATGCCACACCAAAGGGGAAGGTCTTTCCGCCCCACTCAGAAGCCGCGGCAAGAGCGTAGCAACGGGACCGAGTATTCGGACCGGCGACATTGTCGGGAGTGGCTCGGACGGCGCGCTGTAGAGCACGGATGTCGGCGGGACCAGCAGGAGCAGTATTACTGGGGGAATCAGTATACGCAGGACGGATCACATAAGCGATCGACTGATTGCGGACACGCCGCCAAACACCGTTCCCAGCAGACTGAGAACCATAGCTGCCAGACGAGGTGTTCCCCTCGATCGTCTGGAGCGTGCCGCCGCCGAGGTTCTTCTCGACGAAGCCCACGTGGTCCGTGCCGCCGCCATCCCAGTTGTAGATGATGACATCGCCCGGCTGGGCGTCGTAAACCGATACGAAGTAAGCGTCAGGGTGCTGGCGGACCTTGTTGACGGTGTAGTCAGTGTTAAAGGAGAATCCTCCAATAGCGTCAATCTGCCCGCACTCGTCCAGACACATGCTGACGAAGAGCATGCACCACCAAACAGAGTCGGACGGTCCAGCAAGCCACTGCTGACCAGTTCGAGCTGCCCAGTATCGGCCAGCTTCGGATCCGGGTTGAGGGTCGTCCGGTGCATAGTAACCAATCCTCGCTGCGGCGCGAGCGAGTACCTGATCTGCGACGCTCACTTCATCACCTCAGTAGTCTGGGACACATGAATGTCCTTGTCTTCCATGGGATCAGTGCCGATGTGGGCCTGCGGAGCAAGCGCCTCTTCGGGAATGTCTTCGTGACTGATCATCGTTATCCCTTCGAGCCAAGCTTAGCTCGCCTGGCCCTGTTGAGTTCCCTGTTCCGTTCCATAATCTCGGACTGGGACATCTTCTTATCGGGCTGGTTCTTTTGGTTACAAACCCGAATGAGTGTGAGTAGTCGGTTGATGTGCCAGTTCTCGCACTCGAAGGGGATCTGGCAAGCAATCATCCAGTAGTAGATGAGTTCGGAGGATGTATACTCACCAGATCCAGACTCTCCACCCGTCTCTCGGATGGTAGTTGCGGTCATCGTGTCTGCCATATAGGCGCTAATGCGATCAACCTCAGATGGGGGGATCCTATCCAGGAGCGACGGGTCGTATTCTTCATCGGTGATCATACACTTTATGTAGAGGGCCATCTCCTCCGGTGTGACTTTGTCGTTACCAATGAGGTGCTTATGGGTAATTGACTCCCATTTTGACAGCGCGACCAGGTTGTGCTCCAGGTGCAGGACTCCGCCAGGCATGGAGACAAACGAACCTGTCTCCTCGTTGAACCCGTCGAGATCCGGGATAGAAACTATAAGCATTGCAGGCACCGAGGGCCCAGGAGTCTAGGTCTCTGAGCCCCCGGTGAGTTTTATCAGCCTGCGAAGTGAGCCTTGATCTCGTCCGGCAGGAGGAGCTTGGGCTCGGTGGCCTGACCAGCGTCGGAGCCGAACAGCTTGGCCTCGAGGGTCTTCAGCTTGGTGGCGTCAACGTCGAGAGACGAGATGGTCAGCAGCGAGGTGGGCTTAGCGCCAGTCACCGTGACAGGGGTGGTGGACAGCTCCCAAGAGAAGGAGATCGCCTCGGGAGAGTCGTTTACGGTCTTGTACCCCTTCTCGGAAGGAGAGGCCTTGCAGCCGTACAGGACGTGGAGCTTGTAACCCTTGTCCTGACCAGCCACGTCGTCACCGATCTTGGTACGGTAGACGAGACCGAAGGCGAGTCGGTCCTGCTGACCGATCTTGACACCATTCGTCAGAGTGGCAGAGCCATCGCACTGCTCGAACTCATCGGGGTAGGTGTAGGCCTCGATAGTGGCCTTCAGCTTCTCGGCCGAGAGCATCGAGAGGTACAGAATGTTGTCGGCGTAGAGGTCAGTAGCCTCAGCGCCCTCAGGCTTCTCGGAGATGGCAGTGATACCATTCCAAGCAACGCCCTTGCCGTATGTCTTCTGGGCCGGGTTGTACACATAGAGTGCGCAGTGGTCGACACCAGTCTCAATACGTCGCTCACCAGTCTTGTCCCAGACAAGTGCAGCCATGTTAACTCCTAATAGTAGACGTCGAAGATGTCGTGATAGAGGTTATCCGCTACGAGTCGAGACTCATGGCGGCTGAACAAAAGGTCCTCGATCTTCGTTCGTGTCGGGTCCTCGGGATGACGGGCAATCAGAGTAACCTGGAACCTGTTTGCTTTGATATACTTGATGTTGTCCGCGTACATCGGATCACCCGGATGCCGCTCGTATACGATGCACGGATACGAGAGCTTCAGTGACGGGAGTGGTTGGTAATAGACCTTGTCCGACCCGAGGATCTCTACCAGCTTCTCATGGAGAGTTAGCCGTCGGTCCATTATACACCCCCGTCAACTCGAGAACCAGACGGGGGAACTTCAGTTCCACATAGGAGATTTTCCAAAGTCCCCCCATCCAGCGTACGTACTTGAGGTTCTGGATGTTATCCGTTAAGAACCCGTCAGCGATAATGCTGATCTGATTGCTTAGGTTGATACTCCCCAGAACCTCATCGCTGGCACCAAAGCGGCGTGCTTCACGAAACACATCGCCATAGTACTGCTTCTCGATTGGTTTGTCTTCCCAAATTCCCGGCTCGGTCTGGACCTGAGTTACAAATCCTATCTCGCCGAAGAATTTGGCCATCTATCACGGCTCCGCGACGACGTTGCCAGCCTCGGTCTTCCGCTCAACGATGATGGCCGACTTCGGGTGAGTCAGCGCACCGGAGAGGCGGGTCTCCAGCAGGTAGTGGTACTGGTTGAAGCTGATGTCGAAGTCCTCAGCAGCGAAGAGCTGACCACCCTTGTCCGCACCGATGGTGTAATCGGACATGTTGACAATGATACCGAGGGCGTCGACAACTCCGTTCTTAGCGGAGGTGCGCTGCAGGCCCTTCATCAGCGGGACCTTGACGATCTTCGAGACGCCGACGTAGTCGGCAAGCTCGGAGACACTGCGGAACAGACGGTGACCCATCTTGTCCTTGAGCAGCAGGATCTCGGTGACCATGTGCGGCTCGGCGAACCAGGTGGGGTTGCCAGCGCCGTCGTAGTCGTCCATGGCGCGGACGATGGAGTCCAGGACGTCCTCGGTGGTGGTCTCCTTGGCCAGGACGACGCGAGGAGCGTAGAGGCTGTCCTCCTTGTAGATCGGACGGATGCAGTCCTCCTTGATCTTGTCCTTGGAGGAAGCCTGACGACCATCGCCGATGAGGACAGCCCGACCGAGCTCCTCCTCCAGCATGATCTTCATCTCACCGCGGATGTATGAGACGACATCGAAGTCTGTGATGTCCAGGATGTCATCACGGTCAAGACGCTGCTTCTTGTAGATGGTGGTCGGCGAGGTGACACGCTGCAGAAGCGTGAAGACCTCGTCTTCCTTCTTATTACCCTTGATGTAACCCCGGGCACGCGCCTCGTCGGCCGTGATGTCGGCAAAGCGGGTGCGAATGCGGGAGAAGGGCGAGTGCTTGGCAGCGCCGACGACAGAGTTGACCCAATCAGTCTTGCGCTTGATGAACTCCGGCTGGTTCCACAGATCCTTGGCCTCGGGGAAGAGGGTCTCGATCTGCTTGATGCCGTAAGCGTCGGCGTGAGCCAGGATGGCCTGCTTCAGGGAGCCGCTTGAGCGAGCGTCCTCGAAGATGGTCTCGACCTGGGCGTGGGTCAGGACGGGGAGCTCCTCGGTGGTAGCGGAGCCCTCAAACACGTTCTTGTGAGCCATAGTATCCTCAGTTGTGTCGGAATGGGCGGTGTCCTCCGCCTCTTCATCTACGGAATCGACGAGCTGGCCAACGATGGCGTATACCGCCGTCTTCTGCTCCTCGGTCATTCCATCGAAGATCTCCCCGAGAGTGGGGTCGTCCTCGTCGCCCTCAGCCTCATCAGCCTCCGGCTCCTCCTCGGCGTGCTTGACGTCATCCGTCTCCTCCACCTCGAAGTCCTCATCCTCGTCCTCGACGTCATCACCGTGAGAGACGAAGTCCAGCTGAGCATCCGTGTAGATGACAGCCTCGATCTCATCGCCGTCGTCGCCATGCTCGATGGAGACCTGGTCGATGAGGGCGCCGGGGTTGGCGCCGCGGAGCACCAGGCTCACCTCGACGAGCTCGCCGTGGACAACGTCGTTGCCCCGAGCCCGAACGTGAGTGGCATAGATGCTCATAGCCTTGATGTCGCCGTTCTTGACCATCTCTCGAGCGGTCCGGCCACGATCGGTGTTGTTGAGGTGGGCGTAGGCGTAGACGCCATCCTCACGAACCTCAAGGTCGGCATGCCCGAGGACGTTCTCGACGTCGCCGTGCTTGTGCTGCCAGACCAGAGGTACAGTCTTCCCATCGTACGCCGCGAATGCCCCGTGTCGGATGACCTTGTTATCCGAGCACCGAACATCGTTCTTCGTGGCGTAGCCAGAGAAATCGCACTTAACTGCCATTTTGACTACTCTCCATCAGTTCGGAAATTGGTACCTCCGATGCAGGGACTTCGTCGACCGGCTCTTCGCCAGGCGGCTGTTCCTCGCCCATCGGATTGATGTTGGAGTTCACCAACTGGTTTGCCGTTTCGTCTTCGGACTGGGCCCAGCCGAACTTCGGTCGAAGCTCATTAGCGGTACCAATCTCGTTGCGCTTAACGGAGTCGACCAGCTTGGACATCTCCTCCAGCGGGACGTTGAGGAACGGATCCTCGATCGCCATGATCCGCTGACGCTGCGTTCGGGCAGTCTTGGTGAGGAACGTCCTGGTGATGGCATCCGTGATCGCCTTCAGAACTGGACGAACCGTTCGGTTCTGGTAGTTCAGCATCTGACGAGCATCAGCCTTACCGGTGAATACATCCTCAGTCATACCAAGCTGGTTGTACAGCTGGGTGGTGAGCCACTGAATCTGGCTCATGAGGTTGTTCTCGGAAGGTCGGTTCAGCTGGGTGATTCGCTCCGCACCATCGGTGTAAGCGATACCGTACTGCGACCCAGCGAGCTGTTCCTCAATCGCCTTTCGACGTGCCTCAGCCTGCTGCTTCTTCAGCTCAGTCTTGACGACATACGGAAGCTGAATGATGATGTCTAGCTTACCAGATCCGGACTGCTTGTCAATAGCGTCCAACAGGTGAAGCTTCTGCGTCAGTCGCTGCAGCGTCGAGTTCGGAGCATTCATCACACTGTACAGAGGATTCTGTACAACCGCAACAAACTCCTTCTCGAGAGTCAGCTGTTCTCGCTGTCCAGTCTGATCGTTGTAGACCTCAACTCGAACGTGGCGAGGATACCAGTTCAGGATTGTACCGACTCGCATAGATTTGATGTCATAGCCCTGAGTCAAATCTGGGCTGACATCTGTATCTACTGGAACGATCGCTACGGCGCCCTCTTCGAAGAGCGTGAGTACCAAATCCTGGAAGAATCCCTGACCGGTCTGGTCGATGTTGGCGCTCAGAGACAGACAGTCATCAAGGTAACTACGGTAGTAGCTCTTGAGGTTGCCATTATCGTCAGTCTTGACGTGTCGGATAGGAACATTCGATACGTCGATAGCAATCTGGTTATAGATGCTCGTGACGATTGTCTGGTCGCCAACGACAGGCCGGTAATTCAGGTTCGGATTACCAAATGTCCACGAACCATACTCCGGTGTGAAGTTCTTCTTATCCGGGGATTTTGAAAACGCATTCCATGCGTGAGCTAGTCGATCACTAAGACCCATTTCACCTCCTTGCTCATTCGAATGCCTCCTTGTTGATCTTGTATGCCACGAAGGCATCCATCAGAGCAGCTACTGAGTCAATCTTCTCTTCCGAGCGTTTCTTCAGCAGCTTTCGGTTTCCGTTGGTATCCTCGAGAGTAACGCAGTTCCCCATAGTAAAAGACATGAGTTCCTGGTCGAAGATGAGAAGGCGCTCCGAGGCCAACTTCTTCAGCTCCCCTAGGGGGACCGACTCTGTTCTAGCACCCTGAATAACCTTCTCGATACCATACGGGCCGTTCTCCTGCTCCCACCGAGTTACGAACTCCTTGGCGTTGTACGGGTCGAACCCAAACGCCGAGACGTCGTACTTCTGTTCATCGATGTACTGGTCTAGATCTTCGTAGACCTCCATCATGTCCAGGACGGTACCCTCCATGACTCGGAGGCTTCCTTCTTGGATGAACTCGTCATACTTCTGGCGTAGGGCACCCGGCAACTTCATGAGCGTCAGCTCAGAGATGTATGCCAGCGTCTTTACGCCGAAAGCCTGATTCCGGAGTGGGAAAAGGAAGGTGAATGCACAGAAGTCATCACCCTGGGACAAGTCGGCGCCCATAGCGCACTGCATGTTCCAGAAGGTGTTCTTCCTGTGCAGAATTGTCTCCTCGTAGGTGAAGAAGTACGTGTATCCCTCCATGGGGATTCCGAACCTCTTGGCGAGGATGTCGTTTCGAGCAGCTGGGGCTTGTTCCATTCGCTCGACGTCCTGCTGGTACCGATCATAAGAGACAGTGATGCCGATGTTCGGCTGGGCTTTCACCCACATAGCAGGATCCGCTACTTCCTTGATGTCGTCAAGGCGGTAGTAGAAGATTGAGATATGAGGGGCGATGTATTCGCCCTTCAGTATTTTGAGCAACTCCATCTTCATGGTGTCGCCCACCGCATTGCGGATGGTTCCCTCGGATGAGACGGCCAGAATGACCGGGTCGTCGATCTTTGAGGCACCCTGTTCGAGTGCACCGACGACGTCCTCTCGAATGTCGCCGGAAAGCCACTCATCCACAGTACAAACCTTGGGTCGAAGGCCCTGAAGCTTGTCGATGGACATAGGACGAACCTCGAGAAGGGATCCTGTGAGGAAGTTCTCCACACCTTTCTTTGTAGCAACCAGCTTCTGGCGATTAGCCCTCGCACCAGTTGTATTTTGAATGGATCCCTCAGTCAGGAACTTGTACAGCGGACCTCTGGCTCTGGTGATTGCGGTCCGGAATGGACCCATCACCTCTTCAGCCTGCTTCATGGTCGGAGCCGTAGCGATCTGATGCGTCGTCGTAGTGTCAATCACCATGAAATAATTCTGGATTAGTGACATATACATCGACTTCGCTGCTCCACGAGCAACGATCAGATACTGCTTGATTGTTAGGCGCTTCTTTACTGTTTTGGTCTCGTATCGACCGCCGACTCCGTCCTCGTATGGGACGAAGACCTGACGATCCTCGAAATAGTACCAGCCAAGGAGCTGTTCGGCCCAGAGCTTGAAGCTGTCGAGCAGATGGAGGTCGGCTCCGTCGGACAGCGTGAGCTCGTTCTCGCAGTAAGCGATGAAGCCCTCTACCGCCTTGTCGTCGTAGTAGTATTCCGGGTTTGCGATGAGAGCGTCGATGCGATTCATCTCACATGAGATTTCTTCGCATACCGGAATCTCGCCTCGGACGACTGCGTCTCGAAACTGCCCGTAGTATTTTGGTACTGCGGTGTTCGAGAGCATTACTTCAGCGGGCTCCCCGGATTACGAGGACGACGCTTAGGCTTGGGTGTTGGCTTCGTCTGCTTGAATGATTTTGGCTTCTCAATCTGCTTAGGAGTCTTAGCCTTCTTAAGAGCCGGACCGCCGACAGATCGAACTTCGCTCTTCGCTTCCTCGGCGACTACCGATGCGGCCTCTGCGGCTTCCTTTGCCTTCTCAGCAGCCTTCTTAAGCGTCTCCGCGGTAGACTTACCAGTCTTACCCGGATCAAACGACTTATCAAAGGCGGTCTTCATAGCCTTGGTCGCCGCGTAGGTACCAGCCTTAGTCAGAGAGTTCTCGAGGATCGACCGAGTGACCTCACGACCTCGAACCAGGTGGCGATCGGCCTTGAGCTCCCGATAGCGTTTCTCTTGCTCCAGCCGCTTAATTCGGGACTGAAGCTCGGAGTCGCTGATCTTCTTGTATCCGCGGTTTGCGAACTTCTTTCGGGCCTTAGCGTCGGCCTTTGCCTGCTTCTTTCCGGCAACTCGCTGGTCATGGGCTTGTTTGGCCTTCTGTACCTTAGCTGCCCCAGTTCGAGCAGTCTTGATAGTCGTCTTGGTGGCGTTTGCCGTGAATCGGCCGCTCTTCTGGATAGCCTTGATGGTGGCCTTCCGACCAGCGCTAGCCTTCTTGCGGATGACGCCCCATTTCTGGCCCTTTACTCCGTGGTGGACGAGGTCTTCTACCTCTGCTTCCCCTCGGTCTGATAGATCAGTCGCCATGCTGCCTCCTCGATCAGCTTCTGGTATGCCGATACCAAGAAGGAGTTCCCCGGTGGGTCGAAGAACAGCTTAACCTTCATGGCGATATAAGATTTGATTGCCGCTTCGTCGTCGATTGAATCGAAGACAGTCCAAGCGGTATCTTTCTCAATCGGGGTATCGCATTTTGGCCCCAATTGTGCGAGATCCATCCGTGCAGTGTTGATATGCATGAGGATCTGGTCATCGAAGACATCATATCCCGGCATAATGCCGATTGCCTTCTTAGTGTCTTCAAGAATGGTTCCCATTAGATCCTCCAGGGAGCTTGATCATTCGGTCGACGCTCAACAACTCGTGGTGTCAACCTCGATCGGTCTCCGAAGTGTATCGCGTTGTGGGTATTCTTGGTTGTGGTAATGAGAAACTCTGGCTCGAGGATGTCTGGATTGAATTCCTCGAGATCTTTGGGTTGAATCGGATTCATGTGGTGGATTAGCGGCATGTATCTAATGTCAAGCCCCTCGATCCCGAGGTCGCAGGCTTCATCTCGAGCCAGAACAAAGTTCCTGACCTTCTTCCACTCCGTCGAGGTGTAGAATCGTTGGTTCAGGTAACGATCGAAGCCAAACGTGGCTGTACCGACTTGCCCGGTGAGAGCCAGGTAGTCAAACCGCTCCTCAAAGGTCTCGAGGCGCGCCAGTTCAGTATACGTTCGTAACATCTCCCGCTCCAGAGTATGTACGGAATGCTTCGATGGCTTCTTTGGCAATCTTCTCGGCTTGCTCAGCGCTGACAAGCGCCGTCTTCTTCGCCTCGAGGAGTGCTGTTTCATTCCTCAGCTTCTCTACCTCCAGCTGTTCTCTTGTGGAGGCGAGCTTGAGATAGTGATTCACCGTGGTTGCCGGTGCTGTACCCTCTCGAAGCTGCTTCTCAGCAAGTTCAAGCGCCAAGTTGATCATTTGCGCTTCGCGTTGCTCTACAGTTCGAGCTGGTTTAGAGGGTGTTGCGGCCCTTTTACCCATAGTTGCTCCTTAGATAGAGGGCGTTTGGGGCCAATTATGGGCTAGATTCTAGGGCCCGTTGTGAGCGAGACCAGCAGGAAGAAAGGAGCACACGAGAAACTTCCTGTGGGCCCTAGAACCTAGTCCCCAATTGGCTTTCCAAATATCCCTCCGGGGAAAATATGGAGGGGGCGGCGATGAGGGTGGGGGGCTCAAATTGCGAACCCCCCTCCCCCGGTGTCGTCGAAGAAATTTTATTTTTCAATCATCGATCTCGAAAGTTTGATAGAAATTTGTTCCATCAAGATTGAGAATTCGATCAATTGCATTTTCAATTTCTTCGATTTCAAGTTCTTCACTTAACGAATCGCTTGATGTGCACAGCCTGGCCAGGAGGCCACAGGTACCGTAGCCGTGGGCAGTGTCAAAAGCAAACCATTCGTCCCATGAAGTTCTTGGATCGTAAGGATTGTCCACTGTGGACAGCATCCTAGCCATAGTAGACCTCCTCAGAGAGGCCCTGTGAGAGGGTGTGTACCATGGTGTGGTCAGCCCTCCTCTAGAGCACGGTGAACAGATGTTGTTGAGATTCCCAAAGCTTCAGCAATCTCAGCAGCAGTCTTACCTCTGCTACTCATAGCCTTAGCCCTAGACACCATGCTGGACGATACCTTAGGCTGCGACCTAGGTGTAGCCAGTTCCCTTACTACTGATTCATCAGCAAGTTCAAGAACCTTGTTAAGAGCAGCCTGTGAGACAGCACCTTCCTGGATAGCCTGCCACTCTCGAGGAGTGATAGCGAAAGGCTTCTTACCAGCCCCCGTTCTTGAACGGGCCTCGGCTAAAGCCTGGCGCCGGGCTTTCTGGAGACGCTCTTTATCATTGGCAAGAGTAGGATCAGCCTGCTTCTTAGCCCTAATGACCGCATCTGCCAGGACCTGTGCCTGTCTTTCCCTGGGTTTATTCCGAAGGGCCTCGTTTACTTTGGCCTTGAGGGACTTAACCTCAGGGGCGTATGTCTTGGAGGCCTGGGGGTTCTTTCGAACAGAGGGAATAGCAAGCGTAGCCTTACGGGCTTCGTTAGCCATAGCCTTCAGTTCGTTAGAGTGATTGGCATAGACCGTTTCGATAGCACTCCCGTTCTTAGAAACGAGGGAGTATGCATCATGGGTCTCGGCCAACTTAGTAGACTTCTCAGTACGAAGCACAGTCTTACCATGCTTGTCTACATAGGTCGCCCCAGTCTCTTCATAGACCTTGCGTCCAGTCTTCTTATCGATAGGCCCACCCTTTGAAGCGGACCGGGCTTTTCTTTCAGCAACACGCTTCTCGGAAGAAGCACGACTGATAAGAGTAGAAGCCCCAGCATTTGCCTTGCCCTGGTATTTCTTCTTGAGGGCGGCAATACCATTATCGATCTCAGACTGCTTATAGTTGAGCTTGTGCTTCTCAGCATCAATCACAACCATGGAGTGTCGAACAGCCCGGGCAATCTCAGCCTGGTTGGCACCACCGATTGTCATGTCAGTGATCAGGTTTGAAACCTCGCCCATCTTCATCTGCTTCTGCTTAGAAGTCATGGGCTTCATTCCAGGGTATGCCGGATACATAGCCTTGGGGTCGAAGTCCTTCAGCCCCTTAAGAGCTGGGGAAGTCTTGACCTTTCCACTATTGTTCGGAATACACAGAACAGAGTCTCCGTCGAAGTCAGCACCTGACAGTCGTTCCGCAACCTTGGGGTGAATCCCGATTGCATCCTTAACCTTAGTCCCTATTGCTTTTCTGGCATGGGGGTTTTTATTATTGACTGTCAGTTCAGGGATCTCGAATCGTCCACCGTGAGGGTGACGAACAAGAACGACCTTCTCCCCATGTTTGAAGTTGGGGGCATAAACCTCCGTAGTCTTCATCTTGGGGACGGGAAGGATTACCTGACTGGCCTGTCGAGGAAGAGCAGCGGCCTTAAGATCCACAGCGTCAGAATCCACTGAGTCTGCAAAAGACTGAAGCAGCTTCTTCTTAACGGAGGGATTTGTCAGAGCCATGATCTCTTCGAACTCGGCACGTCGCTTGTCCCGAACCTTCTGCAGCTGCTGCTTGGCAAGAGAGACGGGCTGCTTCGAGAGGAACTGGGAGCTCAAGGTCTTAGACCAGTCACCCCATGTTCCTTCGTCGTTGACGATGTTCATTGCCGACAGCTTCTTCTTGCCGTGGGCATCAGTGTAGTGAAGCTGCTTGCGAATCACCGAACCGAATGGGTTCGAAGGATCTCCAGTCTGCTTCTTGAGGGCGTCAAGCTTGTTGCCAGTGGGGTTCTTGTTGGTGTTGAACCGGAGATCATAACCCTTAGGGATGTCATCCGAGTACATCGCCATACCCTTGAGGTAGTGCGTGCCATCAACAGAGATACGAACCTGGGCATAGTTTGAGCCACCGAGGGAGAGGTCTTTGACTCCTCGTCGAACCTCAATAACGCCGTCCATATCGGTACCACCCTCGTTTCCATAGCGAACCTTCAGTCGCTTGCTGGAAACTGCAGTGGGCTTCTCGATACCGTACACGGTACGACCCCGGTCCTCAATATTGACACCGGGGGCCTTAATTTCGCCCCGCTTGGCCAGAACCGTCTTGTAGTCCATGCCTGGAGGCACCAGGACCTTCATTTCGGTGAATTTGCCAGTCGTCTGCTGCTGGACCTTCACCTTGTGGACGTGATAGCCCTCTGCCTCAAGCATGGCGGTTGCGGTCTTCATCTTGGTGCTCGTAACACCCATGTTGACCTCAACACCGAGTCCGACGTCGAGAAGACCGTCCTTACCGACCTGCTTCTTGAGTTCCTTGGCCAGAGCTTCAGTACTCCCCGCCCTTTCTTTGAGGGTGGGGTCTAAAAGCGCTCGAACGGAGGACTCGTTGATGCCCATACGGCGACCAATGGCCGTGTTAGACATCCCCTTCTCCTTGAGCCGGGCAACCATTGCAACGTCAGCCTTACGCTTCTCGTTCTTAGCAATGGACTTCTGGGCTCGAAGCTGGGTGGTGGTCATTCCAAGGCCCTTGGCGATCTCGGTCTCAGAGAGACCCTTCGCCTTGAGGTCCTTGATGGTGGAAAGCAGGTCACCAGAGTGCTGGTGCGGGTCCTGACCAGAACCCCAAGGATAGCGCCCGGAACGGCGCTTAACACCATAGTGGGCGAGATCCATTAGGCCTCCTCTTCCTTGATCTTCTCGATCAGCTTATCAAACTGGATGATGGTGTCCATGATTCGGGCAATATCCTCGCCCTCAGGGTTTGCTACCTGAATATCATCATTCTGGTAGATACGGAGCTCATAGTTAATGGCTCCAGGACGCTCATCATACTCGAGGCAGAAGAGCGCGGCGTAGATCATGAGTTGATCAATCTTGGCGGGGTGAACGCCGGTCTTCAGATCGTGGATGCGAAGCAGGCCCTTGTCAAAGGAGATAGCGTCAGCAGTGCCAAAGCAGTTGATCGAGTAAAACAGGACTTGCTCCGGGACCATCCGAAACCCAATAGCATCGTTAACATAGTTATTGAACGTCACCTTGTTTCGGGGCATGCGCATCTTCAGACGAATGTGCTCAGCGGCGAGCTCGTGAAGACGGGTACCTTTTGCTGCGGCCTGGGAAGTCCGGAAGGACTCGATCAGTTTGTCTGGAGAGTAGTTGAGCCAGTGATACTTACTGGCGGAAAGGAATGCGTGGGCCCCACTAAGCTGTGAGTGATTGTTGAACTTCACTGAGGATCTCGCTCTCGTTCTCAGGGTAGATGAATGCAGCATACGACATCGCATGCATTGTCCGAACATAGTGTGCCTGGTTCGGACGGACTGAGGCAATGGCGCCTCGCTTCACCTCAAGGGCCGCCCAACGATTCTTGTAGAGAAGAATCAGATCGGGGATGCCTTGAATGTAGTTGGGGTCATTTTTCAGAATGATGATCCCCGGCAGCATCTTGTTCAGCTTTTTGATGAGGTGCGCTTGGAATTGTGACTCACGCATGGTGTGCTCCTCTGGGTAAGCCTATAAGAAGGGATAGGCTTGTTTCTATCCTTCTTATCATTATATGCGTAGTTTGCGACAAGGGGTGTCACACGTATTGTAGAGGGGGTATTCTTGGAATGGGTGGGGTTTTGTTACGGATGTGACTAATGTGAAATTTCGATCGATAAACATCATCAAACATCATCAAACCGCCCCAAACTAGTGGGGTGGTCAAAATGGCCAGGATTTTCTATACTCTATATAATATAAAAAAATCAATCAATCAATCAATTAATAAATTTCACAAAAAATGGCCACTTCCGACTTTTCGTTGCAATTCCAAGGAAAAGTCCACAATACGTGTGACACCAAGTGGCCACTTTTTTGGCCACAATACGTGTGACGAGTAACATCAGTAACACCCGTAACACGAAAAAGTGGCCACATGGTCAAAAAAATGGCCACTTAGTGGCCACTTGGTACCCCGTCACACGTATTCTAACCGACAAATGCCCTCTCGTTGAACACCTTCTTCGAGCTCAGCGACCGCCGAACAGCCTCATCTATCGAGGAATGAGACTCAAGAAAGTAGTACTTCAACCGAGAATACGGCGTGTTCAATCGGTCGATCCGACCCTCACACTGCTCCGTCACTCGCCAGGAATAGTTGAGGGACCAGAAGAGAACCGTATCGGTACTAGTACAGTTCCATCCCTCTGCTGCCGAGGTGTACTGACAGATATAGATCCATCGGTCTCCTCCTGGAATAGCATCGTGCCGATGTCCATTCCATTGCGCTGTAGGCACTCCAAGGCTCTCCGCAACTGCAAGGATTCGATCGAGTTCATAGTTGTAGTTGTAGAATACGATAACTCTCTCATTGCTTGAGAGTATGCGCTTGGCCTCGTCTGAACGCCAGTCATTATCACTGACCACCTTTCTCAAGATTCTGCAGACCCCACCTGCGTCTCTAAGGGGTTCTTCTGTCCAGGGATCCATCCTGTTCTTCACGACCCACTTATACAAGTCACGGTCGTAGTCGCAGTAGACAGTCTCCCTCTCACGAGTAGTGTGTCGCTCCACCGGCATCTCCACAAGGATACTCCGACGCAAGCGTTGCAGCTTCGCCTCCCCTATGTATCGTTTGACCTTGGGGTATTTTGCGAAGCGGTCAAATATAACGTGATCCTCCATGAACTCCGTACGAGTCCTGAAGAATCCGTGAGCCATGAATACCGGGAGGTAGTCCATCCAGACATCTCCAGGAGTAGCTGAGAGCAGAAGCCAGGTGTTCTTACGAGTAATCTTCAAGAACTCCTTGACCCAGCGCCCACTGCCGGAAGCACGCTGCTCATCAAAAAAGAATACCGCGTGTTCTCGATCCGAGTACTTCCCGATGTTGTTCCACGAGTCCACCACGATGGATGAACCTGTGAAACTACATGCGGGATCTGTACTCAGACCGAGACGCGCAGCTTCCTCCTCCCACTCAAGGGAGTCCCGCTTCTTAGCGGTTGTGATGACATACAGCGTAGGGGAGCCCTTGACCTTCTTCTTAGCCAAGGACCCCCCTTTCTTGAACGAGGCGGCGTTACAAACCGACGTGAGGTACCACGCCAAGCTGGTCAGGGTCTTACCCGAACCAACGCCACCCGCCAAGATGCTGCCGTTCTGCAGTTGACGCACCGCCTGAATCTGCTCAGGACGATACGTAACTGTCATGATTAGTGTGTTCTCCTTTCGAGACAGGATCCGAAGATCCACTCATCGAATGCGGACTCGTATTCCTTGAGTAAGAACCCAGCTCGACCTTCAGCGTACTCCTCCTTGCGGAACTCGGAGTTGGACTTCAGGTAGAGGTTCTTCACCTTGAGGTTCCGTCGATTTCCGTTCTTGTACTGGACGAAGTGGTATGGAGGGATCTCACCAACAAAGGCATTCCACACGAGAACACCCGCGGATCGCTTGAGTTGCTTCCTGCCACCAACCGGGTACATTCGGTACGACCAGGTCTGCTTGTCAAGTGAGGGGGACAGACAACGACCAGTCCTCTTGTTCCGAACCCTTCCCAAGTCCGAGACCTCGTACTTCTCAAAGGGGTGGGGGATTGTCTTCCACTGCTCAGTCGCCAAAGCGAACCTTTCTATCTGCCTCCGACTCAGTGCATGAGCCGAAGATGTAGTAGTCGAATTCAGAGACGGTCTCGTCGAAGATACGATCCTGCTCTGCGTTGTACTCGTCATACCAGGCCTGCCGGTACTCGGAGTAGGACACCAGCTTGAGGTTCTCAAGACTGCAGTTGGCCATATCACCATTCAAGTGAATGACATATCGCCGTGCCCCGGGCTCTCCATGGAATGCACGCCAGATAGTCACACCACAGCGAACCATGGTCTGCTTACCTGAGTCATCGCGATACAGGGAGAACCCGGGAGCTCCGTCTGAGCACTTCTGGATCCGAAGAACTCGCCCACTCGAGATATTCCGCACCCGACCGAGATCAGATGCCTCATACCTTGAGTAGGGGTGGGGTAAACTTCGCCAGCGCTCAGTCAATGTGCATTGCCTTGATGTGGTCCAGGAGGTACTTCTGCTCACCCGTCTCAGGATCCGTCTGGATACGGAGCTTGATGGCCGGGCGGTTGTAGTAGTACCGCTTGTTCTTCTCGTCGTCCTGGAAGACGAAGAAGAGAACTCCCTTAGCAATCTCCTGGACCCTGATCAGCTTCATAGGCACACCCGAGACAGTCACATCCAGAATGGCGTCGGCTCGGAGAGTCTGCTTGATCTCCTCGAGGTCCTTGATCTCCTGAGTCGGGTCGTCAAGGGACCAGGAACCCGAGATGGGATTGTAGAGGAACTTCTGAGTCAGAGACATTCGAATCTCCTTCATGAAGTCGCTGTCCTGACGCTTAAGATAGAGTCCCCAGAATGATGAGCCATCTGCGTCCACGTCTAGCTTCAGCCCCATCACGTGCCAGAACTTGCTGTCGTGGTTAACGATAACCGGGTGCAGCTTCTGGAATGTCTGATCAAGCCAGATCTGGTCAAACTGCTCGAGGTTGATACGCTTAGTGCTTCCCATGTGAATCGCCTTCCATGCTTGCTGGGGTCGGTACTGAATGAATTCGTACTCCTCAATGTTCTTGAGGAGGATAGACTCTTGCGGATACGTATTGATGGTGAACAGGACCGCGTTTTCTGTGTCTACATCATAGAGTTTCCGATACTCGAGGATGCGTATCTCTCCCTCGGACGCCTTAAACTCCACATACGTAGCATTCCCAGACACATACGTGTCATGGATATGTGCGAGGAAGTCCTCCCCCTTGATAATACGAGGGGTCTTGTACCATCCGCCATCAGTGAGTTCCATCATGTCCTCCTCAGAAATAACGGATCGTGTCAGCGGCCCACTCGACATGCTCAAGAACCCAGTCGTAAGACTGGTGACCCTTCTCGTTCGTCATCGTGTGGCGAGTGAACTTGGACTTCTGAGCATCCGACATACGGAAGGTGTACCAATGTCCGGTATCTATCTCGGCGGTGATCCACAGATCGGTTGAGCCAGGAACCCGCATGAAGGACTTGACGTGGTACTGCTGGGACTCGTAGAAGAACGGGGCAGGCCTACCCTCACGAGCAGTCCAGTAGTCGTAGTACTCCTTGGCGTTGTAGGTCTTCCGCTCCTCAGCAAGGAACAGAACTGACCCATTGCTCATCAGGTCGCCGTTCTTAATACGCATCTTGGTGATGAGCCCCTCGGCATTGGTCATATACATGATCCACTGGTCATCGCAAGTGGGCTTGAACTCAGTGATGAAGAGGTCCTTGTTCCTGTAGATGAACGTGGGAAGCATAACCCCATCCGTCTCCTTGAGCTTGGCAAGATACTGCATACGAAGCTCGTAGATGTCGACGGGACCCTCGTCAACCTTGATAAGAGTGATCATTTGGTGTTCCTTTTAACACGTCGGGGGATATCGTACTCGTCGAGAAGGTAGTCCATGAATGCGAAGAGATCCTTCTCTATCTCATCCGCAAGCTCGCGATTCCTTACCTGAGACACGTCCACGATAAAACGATAGCTGTTGTTCGCAGTCCGCTTCTCAAGATGAACGGAACACCGTGGCGTACGACGACGCTCCGGGTTCTTGATGTAGTCGAGCACGATCTCTCGACCAGGCTTAAGATCCGGGTTAGGATATAGAGTCTCTCGAGGGGCCTTACCCTCAGCTCGATCTCGCTTCCGAGCCTCAGTAAGGGCCTTCCTCTCAAACGCCTCCGATTCCTTGACCGCCTTCAGAATATCATCAGCACTGACGACGAGTCGGCTAGCCACGTGTGTCCTTTCTATGAGTGGGAGGACCCCGGGGCCCTTTTAAAGACCCCGGGGTATAAAATCAGCCGCGCCGCATCTCCCTGATGAAGATCCAGATCAGCCAGAATCCTCCGGTCATCGAGACCATGAAGACGTCGAACAGGAAGTTGAAGAATCCGTAGCGTCGCATCAGGCAGCCACCTCCTCGTCGTACTTGGCGTCGAGCGGGTCCTCGGCGATCGTGACATACATCGTTCCCAAATATGCCTTCACACCGGAGTTCCCGTTGACCTCCCAGACATAGGGGTTGATCGTGAGATCCACGTTAAGGATCTCAACGTAGTCCAGGCTGTCCACCGTCTGCTCGGTAATGAACACCTTCCTCCGAGTCAGGTTCGGAATGCAGATGATCTTCGGAGGACGGGCCCGGTAGGACACCTCCACCTTGAGATAGTGAGTGAGTGCATCCGGATCATTTCGAGACTCCCGGGACTTCAGGTTCCAGCCATCTCGCTCAAGCTGCTCAACCATGTCCTCGGGGATCTCAACACAGAAGGTGCGCTTCGTTCCACCGGCGTAAGGGCCAGCGGCAGAGAAGTCCTTGAAGAAGATGCGGGCGTTCTCGATTGTGAGGTTGCTCAGTCGTGCCATTGTGTGCTCCTTAGAAGTCGGCGTGAATACGGAAGTCGGTGTGAACTCGAGAAGTGTCCCAGGATCCAATCTCCAGGACCTTACGGATGAACCCGGTGAGGTTCTTGCGCTGTCGGCACTTGAAGAGAATCGTCTTGATGCCGTTGGGGTAGGAGATCTCCCCGAAGACGCAATGCGGCTGGCGGTAGAAGCTGACCTCCACATCGTTCTCGAGGTCGAACTGCATCACACCCATGAGCGCGCTGGAGAAGGCAGGGGTGGCCTTGGACCGCTTGTCGATAAAGGGCTCCAGGTCCAGCCCCTCGAACTCACCCGCCTCCTCTCGAAGCTGGCCGTCGGGGGTGAAGAAATCGATGACACTCTTACTGTTCTGGCTCATGCGATCCACTCGTCCTTAAGGTCGATCTTGTCGTGCATGATCTGCCTGAGGAACTCACAGGCGATCTGGTACTCACGGTTGTTGTAAATATAGATGGGCTTGATGGTGATGTCCTCGTCGTGGAGGAACACACGCATCACGATGATCCGGTGGATGGGATCATAGGTGACTATAAAGCTGTCCCCGTTCTTGAGCTGGTACTCAATGATGTCGGGGGCGTTGCAGATGACGAGAATATCGTCAACGTCATTCTTCTCGCGATACTCCACTCCTCGACGGAATGCCTCGAAGCAGTCCTTGAGCTCGATGAACTCTGTGTCGATCCGAAGATGGGTATCGTGGGCGACAATCTTTCCTGGCATGTGTGCTCCTTTCAGAAAAGCCTATACCCCAAGTTAATGGGGTATAAGCGAGATCAGTCTTCGATCTCGATGTGGTCTCGAGCTTCGTTGACAGCCTTGACTGTCTCGTCGAACTGCAGCTCCACTTCGCGGGCAACGATTGCACTAGCAGCGATACCAGTGCCCACCGAACCGAACCAAAGCAGAATCTTAGCGATTCCATTTGCGTTCGAGACGATAGGCTTGGTCAGCTTGCTGGCAATCATACCAGCTCCAATGGAGGAGAGTCCGGAGATGATAATCTTGGCAACGGGCAGCATGAGTATTCCTTTCGAGTAGAGGGGTCTCATATTACCCTTAGTTTCTGACGCGGACCCCCGGGCCCTTTTACAGACCCGGGGGCTTTTGTCAGACTACGTCAAGCACTTCACCTCCTCATAGTAAAGCCGAGAAATGGTCTTCCTGCTCGAGCCAGGCATAAAGACCAGCTCGTTCAGGCCGTCATGGGTAAACATGTACGCAGTCCAGTGTACCCAATTGAAACACAGGATCTTGCTGTCTCGGGGACAAGCGATTCGACAGTACCCCAGATCATCCTTGAGGATGCGGGCATTCCAATACTTATTGACTCGCCCGTCCTGAGAATATACAGTCACTGTGAAGTGCTTGACGTTGACCCCGTAGATGATCGGGTCGTCGAGAACCGGATCCCGGTCATTCTCGATCGAGTGCTCTTTGTACGGACCCCACTGGTTCTCGTACTCAGCCATCATTGTCTCCGTTCCAGATATACGACTCAAGCTCCAAGGGTGAAGGCCTCGAAGTCACCGAATTCTCCCACCGCAGCCTTTGCAGCGTCAGCAAGACCTTCGAAGTAACTCCAGTCGACCCACTCCTTCCAGTCGTCTTCGTGGGCTTCCTTGAAGGACTCGAACTGTACCCACCGGTGACCGGTACTGCCTGATGCGGCATGGTAGTTACCATCTTTCTCGCGGAGAAGGATCCCGCCTCCACGGTTTACGGGGACGAAGGCGCCGGTCTTACCGACGAACTCCATCTCTGGCTTCTCTTCTGTGCCATTGTTGAGATACAGAGCAGTGGTAACGCTCTTGGTCTCCGCCACGTCTCGAATATCCAGCTCCTCCTTCGAGAAGAGCTCCTTGAAGACGTAGGGGTGCTGGAACTGGGCACCGGTGGCGCTCCACTTTCCATCCTCGTAGTCGACATATACGGCCTTGTTCACGAGACACATACGATCGTAAGTAGCCTCGTGCTCGAAGGTGTATCCGTACTTCTTGCCGAACTCCATGACCTTCTCGATGATCTCGGGAGTAGCCCGCGGGATCTTGATCGAGTCGGTCTTGATGTGTGCGACGTCGAAACCCTGTTCCTGGACAAAGTGCTTCAGATCCACCATGAACAGAGCGCCGCGCTTGGCGACAATGTTGTCCACATTGCGGGGGTCCTTGAAGGCGTTGGGGAACTTTGCCGCAGTGAGACCGTACACCGAGTTGATAACGATCTTGAGAGCAAAGGCCAGTGCCTCATAGTCCACACCCTCCTCAAGGAACGGCTTGAGAGCTCCGTCTAGGAGAGACCCTGCGAGCTTGTCGTCGTGGTGCTTGATGGCGACTCGGGCCTGCTTGATCTCGCTGAAACGCTGAGTGTATCGGTCTCCGAAGAGGTTGAGACACTCGATTGAAGTGGGATGCATGCTCGCAACGTCGAGAAGTGCGACGTCGACGTAGATTCCTGGCTCGGCGTAGACGTATCCGCCCTCACCGACCTCCTCCCCACGATAGGTAGACTTGCCGAAAGCGTATTGATAGCCAGGGAATTGCTCACTGAGATCGGTGTAAACGAATTCACTCTGTGGGTTCCTGTTCTTCCCGAAGATGATGAACTGACTGTGCTTGTTGGTCGTGTCATTAGGAGTCAGACCAGACAGTTCGGCAAGCATAAGACGGGCCTGCCAGTCCGCATGGAGGTGGTTAAAGACCTCCTCGGTTGCAATAACGTCATTATCACAGTAAGCCGCGACTTCCTCCCAACGATCCTCGGGAACGTTTTCGTCCCAAGGCAGCCCGAGCTCCTGATGGTGCAGACCAAGCTCGATCTCCCACTTCTTGAGAGACATCTTAGTGGCTGCGAAGTCGTACACATCAGTGTAGGACAGGTTGTATGCCTCGACAAACCCAGCAGTGACACTGTTCTCGATGATCCTCTTGCTCAAGTCGTATAGCTTGGCGTTTGTGAAGCCCAGCGTACGAGCGTAGAGAATATGGTTGTCATACTTACGGCAGTTGAAGCCGACAAGCCGCATCTCGCAGAGGGCCTCGATCTCTTCGGGGGTGGGGTTAATCATCCGATGCACAGTCGGATTACCCTTAACCTTCCAGTTCACGAGGAACAGGTTCGGGAACACCTCGCAGTCGAAGAAGACCAGCTCTCCAGTCGGAAATCCTATGGACTTCTCCTCAGGATCTTCGTTAGTGAACGGCATCTCCATGACAGCCTTGATGGCCGCCTCAGACTGATTCGTCGAGTTCATGGCGAACGCCAGAACCCGAGGCTTCAGGTCCTTGACGTCATACACCATCCCCTGTTCCTTGGCATCACGGAGGATTTTGGCAATGAAATCGACCGAGGGCTTGGTCGAGGGATGGATCTCCTTCCGAAGGTTGCGCTCAATAAGCTCCCTGACCTTCTTCTCGTTGGCCATGGTGGTCTTGTTGATCACTTTCTTCTCCTTAAACGGTAGACCTTCCGAAATATGAGCCACCGGGATGTTGTTGCAGTGGGTGACCTTTCTCCTCAGAGAGGAATCACCTGTGAAGACTTTGATCTCAATGTCTTCGTCATAGAGCCTCGCCAGTTCGGTAGGATCTCCGTCGTAGATGTAGTGAAGGTGAACTCCATTACCACCTTGACTGGTCTCGGCGTAGGTAGGGGGCCATTCTGAGGCGGCCTGAAGGTTTCGATTAAGGTCCTTCCGACCGTCCTGCTTGATATCAAAGTCGATGACGATGTGGTTCTCGGGGACTTTGACATAGTGGACCTCATGAGTGTCTATCTCACGAAGAGTGGTTCGAACGTTTGCCCATCGGAACTGCGGAGTCCCATGATCTCCTGCTCTTTGGGCTGGGCAGTCAGCGAGAATCCCATCGAGAAGGGATTCGGAAGAATCCAGGTCGAGCGAATATGGTTCCTCTGGAGAAGCTTCGAGTTCGGCAGGATCCAGTAGGTAATCTCTGAACCCGGAATATACATTGCGTAGTCGATCGCCCCCAAACTGTCGTCGCTCATCGAAGTGATCGAAATAGTCCTTGAGCTCTTCCCGGAACTGGTATCGGCTCTTCGTGTACGGGATATTGCTATCACTACAGTACTCCTTATATAGCTTGTACGCCATCGTGAGACTGATGAACTCCTCTGTCTTGAAGAGTAGGTAGTTCTCCTCGACAAAGTTATACATCACGTTCGTCTTCATCATCATGTCTTGGGGCTTATACGCGTCGTAGTAGTGCTTACCAAGACTCCGATAAACCCCAAGACAGTGATTAGCGATCTTACCAAGCTCGTCTCGGATCTGCGTCATCAACGTCTGATATTCATCAGCCCCCACTGTTTGTCCGGTGGGGGAGATATCAATCAGTCGTCGGATGATTCCTGACTTGGAGTCAGTTATCTTGACGGGCTTGTTGGTTCCGATGAAGAGGAGGGCGTTGATTCGCTTAGGGTAGCGCTTTACACCTTTCTCGTTGATCAAGATCGTCTCATGGGCCACCACGCTGTTAAGAAGACCATTAGTCTCGATACGAGAGAGGTCTCCGTCCTGATCGATGGCCACGAGCGAACTCTTACCAAGGGTACTGGTCGCGAACTGATCAGACTTGGATCCAAGAGATCCCGCATCAAACGTGGTTGTGTATCCTTGAAATAGAAGCTCCAGAATATTGAGAACTGTCGACTTACCAGATCCCGGGGGACCATATAAGACGGCAAACTTCTGAATCCTCTTAGAGTCTCCAGCCACGATGGAGCCGATGAGCCACTCAAGCTTTCGTCGAGCATCCTCATCATATAGAGTTCCAATGAGAGTTCCCCAAGCGTCCGGCGAACCTTCCTCGAGGGAGTACGGGAGTCTTGCGGTGGCATAGTCTTCCTTTCTAGGAGTACTGTCCGCAAATATAAGCTTGGCGTTAAGCTCCTGCCCGTTGTCAGGGAGCCTGGACTTCCAAGTCTGGAAGCTGGTCCATAGTCCGTTACTGTAGTTAGACAGCGGTTTCACAACGGTCTCGATCTGACCCTTGTGGTTCTTCTGGTGCTCGAATAGGGACCGGTCTACAAACGTAGCGACGTCAAACTCGTCTGTAGACCAGAGCCCCTTCTCCTCATCCCAGATTGCCTGGAAGTCTCGTCCCTGAATGAGAATATCCCTCGACCTACCGACGAGGAACTCAGGGTAGATTTCCACCTTTCCACTCTTTGTGGTACGCTCGCAGATTCGGTAGAAATCCATGAGGCTCCTTACATATAGTTCTCGTTTGCGTAGGCATTCATCTGGGCCCAGAGCTCAGCCTTCCGCATATCACGTGCGCCATGAAGCGGGATCGCACGAAGAGGAAACATGGATCCGTGTCCCATCTTGGTGTAGTCCCGCGAGTTTATCCGCTCAAGGATGGAGTCGACTTCCTCCTCGTGGCGGGGGTTGAACAGGGCCTCATCCGTGTAGTCGTAGAGGCCACAGTTCTTCACCATCTCCCAGAAGTACCATTCCAGAGAATATGGTGTATCATCATCCTCGAGCATCATGTCCATACGCTCGGCCAAAGCGATGAACATCTCGAGCATGGAGCAAGACTGCTCGTTGAGCCATACGTAGGACACGTCATTGTTCTCTCGAACGAACGCCCTACGTAGGTCAATACCATCCTGTGCACGATTGATGTCGTTCTGGATCGTCACCCGGAACGGCGTCTGGTGCATGATCTCGAGCAAGCTCATGTAGGACTCCTCGGGGCACTCAGCCTTGCGAGTATCCCCAGTCCTATCCACAAGCCACTCGAAATATGAGTTATCCGGTGCTGCCTCGATCATTACTCGTCCTCGTAATACTCAACCCCGAGGACCGAGTGCTCATAGGAATCGTCGAGAAGAGTGATCTCGAAGTCCGCGTGGCGGCTCATGCTTCGGACATAGATGATGGAATCGGAAGCAGACACTCCGCTGATGATGTTGTCAAACCAAGATGTGTCCTGCATAGGAACGCCCCGGTTGTCAGCGAATACATCGTCCTCCATGTAGTACGTGAGCTCGACATGCTCCTGATGACCCTTAGCCCGGAACTCCTCTTCGGTGATCTGGTAGGCCTCGAAGTGCTGTCGATCCATCGTACGCTTGGTCACTTCCTCTTGGTCGGAATCTTCCACAGGAGTCGGAGTGTAGTCCACAACAGCGCTCGGTACCACCGGCTCAGGATCGGATTCGCGATCCTCTGAATCAGCGCCATCTCCCACTCGCTCTTTGTGCTTCGCTTCAGCAATTTCCGCAAGCTCCTTGTTGATCTCGATTGTGGCTTCTTGGAAGTCCTGCTCGAACTTGCGAGCAAGAACGAAATATACGCCAAGGCCGCCAGTGACAGCCCCGGCTGCGAAATATGTGATCTTCTCAAGCATGGTCACCTCAGATCTTGTCGTACATCACGCCGTCGACGTTGAAGTCCAGCGCCCACTTGGTGACAGTACGGCCGTTCTTGTCCTCACCCTCGAAGGTGCCCTCGAAGATGTTGAAGTCGACAAAGTCGTCACCATTCCCCTTGACCCATCCAGTGACAGCACCAGCGGGAGTGTGAGGGAACCCGAGCATCTTGTACACTTCATTGAGGAAGATGTGCCCACGAGTCTGAAGAATATCATTCGCATACTGCTGCTGGCACTTGAGGTGGAGCATAGCCAGGTCCTCATCAGCGGACCAGTTGATGTTCTCGTCGTCGAAAATAACACCATAGGGCGAGACTCCGTCGACAGCAGAGATGGCCTCGAGAGTCATCTCGTCCTTGGTGAGGTCCTCGTCAGCGACAGACACGATAGCGTCCAGCACCGCGTCCTTACCGAACTTGGACTCGACCTTCTTCTTGTAGGTCTTGAAGGCCTGGTCGACAGCGGCGTACGCTGCAGCGAGAGAGGCGTTGCGCTTCAGCATGATACCATGACCGGTGATCAGGGAAGCGATAGAGGCAGCCCCAAGAATCAGGGCAGGGGCATAAAGCTTCGCCAGCTTGGTGGTCATTCGGGTGTAGAGGATGACCTTGTCCCGAGTGGCGTCCTTGTCTGTGAGCTTGCCGTCCTCGTGGGCCTCGTGGACCTTGACGAGAAGAGCGGTCTCTTCAGTCAGAGTCTCCTCAACTTTGAGGGTTGCCTTGGAGGCGAGAACCGTGGTGCCGATAAAGCCGACAGTACCGGCTGCGGTCAGGATGGTTGGGGCGTGCTTGCTGAGAACCAGTCCAGCGCGTCCAGCGAGACGGGTAACAATTCCGAGATTCATTTGATACGTCCTGCTTTCTTGAGTCGAAGGTAGATAGCGATTGCCTGGTCGTCTTCCATGCGTTCAACACGGCGACGCCACTTGTCTGAGAATGGATAGGCGGCGATAAGCTCAAGCCGCACTTGCTGAGGATTCATCGTGCATTGATGTGGTCAGGTTTCGGGAGCTGAAGCATGTAGCCACGACGGCTACGGATCACCGACATGTACCGGGCCGAAGTCCATCCCCAGTTCTCGTCAGTGTATTCGGTAGTGATACCGCAGAGATCGTAGAGATCGGCGACGGTGGCAAGACCGTACTCCTCGATGATGTCTCCGAGTCGGTCGATAACGAGATAAGCTTCATCTCGGGATTCGAGCTCGATCTCTGAGAAATCATGGTATCGACGTGTACGAGGAGAAGCGTCTCGGCGATTGCCTGGTGCTGAGCCTGGTCGAGAATATGATCCGTAGGAGACACGGGACCCCCCGGACGAGCTGCGAGCTCGAGGAGAAGACTCTCCGAAGAGGAGACGTTCGATGCCCTGGCTGACCAGATCCGAGAGTGTGTTCTTGATAGCAGGGATCGTAACATCGTAAAGTAGATACTCGCCGACATTGTGGATATCCTCTCCGACGAAAGCAGATACAGCCTTCGTCCCGAAGCTAGACTTCTTCTTGGTGACGGTGGCAGTGGTAACCTGCTCAACCTTCTTGCGCTCAGGGAGCTTGCTGTTGGACGGGAGGTTCGGACGGATTGGTGCGTTAGCCAAGGTGGCTCCTTTCGAGGAAGTGGGGGCCCCAGATTTCTCCAGGGCCCCCAAATATGAATCAGAGGTTCTTGAGCTCAGTCTCCTTAAGCTTAGAGTCGAGCTCCTTGTACTTGGGATCCTGCTGAACCTGCTTCATGATCTTCTCCGGCAGGATACCGTTGTAGAACTCCCGAACCAGAGCCGGGTTGTCCATGAGCTGGTCGAAGAGCTCCTCGTACTCCGGCGAGTTGAGGAAGGACTCCTTGATCTGCTCGGACTTGACGAAGCGCTCGCCCTGACGCTCACCATACGAAGTACCGATGAGGTCATCGAAGAACTTCATCATGGTGTAGAAGTCCTCATTGTCGATAGCGGCCTGAAGCCACTTCTCGAAGTTGGTGACGTTGTCATACCGCTTGATGAAGTCAAACATCTCACGGCGAGACATGTGGAAGTAGAGCTTCTTGGTGGTGGGCTCGTCGTCGAAGATACCACGGACGCGGATGATGTGAGAGAACATAGATGGTTTCCTTTCAGTTGATCTTGAAGTAGTTTTCCTTGGGAGCGACTAGAAAGTCGACCGTAAGGACTGGCTCACCCTTCTCAGTGAGCTGAGAACCAAACTCGACAGAGAGGGAGTTCGGTTCGGACCATCCAACCAGTTCACCGGCTGCAATGGGCGGAATTCCAAGGCCGTTGTAGAACTCATTGAGGGAAGCGTAGCACTCAAGGTTGAGCTGCCCATTAATGTTGTTCTCGACTCGGCGGATGGATTCGATGTCGGACTTGAAATACCGCCCTGAGAAGATGTCATAGCAGAGAACGTCCCCTCCCCCGGCCACAAGAATAGTTCCGGGATGTGGTTCGCCAGCTGCTTGAACCGATTTCTCTGCAACGCGGGCCTTAATCTTCTCGCGGTCCTTCGGCTTAACCACGTCCGCCACCGCTTCTCGATATCGCTTAAACGCCGCCTCCGAACCTGTGTAAGCCAGTGCGAACGCCGCTCCTCGAGAGTACTGAATACGATTCGCCGCGATGATCGATACCAGAGTGCATACGCCTGCGATGGCCGGGGGAATATATACTCGATATGATACTGCGAACTTCTCCCTCCAGGTGAGGTCCTCCGGCGACCGGAGGTTATCCTCACAATAATCGGCGATCCGTTCAATCGCGAGCGTAGTAGACTTCGCTGTGAGTACGGCCGTAGCAACGGTCCCGATGCATGCCGAGGCCGTGAGAATAGCCGGAGCGTTAGTCTTGAAGAATTGCGTAACACCGTTCGCATTGATCACTTGTTCTCCTTCTCGTGGTAAGCACGGATCTCCATCCGAATAAGAGACTCGACGTCCTTACGAGTCATTCCATAATATGTGCCCTCAATCCACTCACGTCGAGCCTTGAGATAGGTACCTATCATGGCCATGATCTGAACCCAGGCACAGAACGCTGTGAGGGCTCCGAGAATATAGAGTGTGTACCAGATGATGCTCACTTGTGCTTCCTTTCAACTCGCTTGAGACGGGGCTTCAGTTTGTAGTTCTGCGGATTGTTGATGCAATCCAGGATATAATCCGGCGTAAACTCCCAAACACCATTCTCCCGAGGGTAGTGTTGGAAATCGATGGAGTCGGCAGCCATTCGGCGCAGATACTCCCGTCGGTCGTCTCCTCGTGAATATGCGCGAGCCTCTCCGGTTGTTCCATCAACACCAAGGTAGAGTACGGACAGAGCGTCTCCGACGACGATGTCTGCGTGCTTTGCCAGGAGCTCCATGACTCCTCCCGGTGTGAGGATGACGCAGCGGTTCGTCTTGGATGCAGATCGGACCAGTTCGTCTCTAGGAACACCATACCGCCAACCTCGGAAGGTCTCGACGCAAAGGAGGTCGCCCCGTGCTTCCCATTCAGCAAAGCTTTGATCTTTGAGGAAGTAGTAGGAAGAAGGGTCCTCTCCCATACGCTTAGGTCGGGTCGTTGCAGTGCGGACTGCATGGTATCCCTCATTCTCAACCAGCTCCTTCTGGAATGTAGATTTGCCTGAACAACTTGGACCGAGAAGTACGACTAACATATCACTCCGCCGAGATCGTGTAGAGGATGACTGTCATTGCACAGAGGAGGAACCCGATCGCTGTCATGATGAGCTTGGCCATGAATGAGATAGGTGTTAGCCAAACGAGCCAAGTAGCAAAGGCTACGGCTCCGAATACGATCAGGAAGATGAGACTGATGAGGATGTAGTAGATCGGTGGTTCCTCGAACATGTGTGCTCCTTTCTCGAGGAAAAGCCTATACCCCAAGTCGGGGTATAGTGCTGAATTACCAGCGGTTGATCTTACGATCACGGCGCGCGATGAAACGCTGCTGAACACCAACAACGTGCTTCATCCGGCTGTTCGCACCCCTGCCGATAAAGCAGGAGGCGAGAACAATTCCGAGGATGAAAACAGCGCTCTTGATGACAGAAACGATAATGCGGGTCATGATGTGGTCCTTTCAAACGGAGGGGTTTCAATATAGGACCGGTTTTTCTCGCGGGTTACTTCATCTTCTTTCGAATGTCTCGAAGCTCGAGCCAGATAAGCAGGAGCAGTCCGAATTCCATGTGTTCTCCTTAGAAAAGCCTATATCCCAGGTCGGGATATAGGGTGAGGTCTCAGTCGGTCTCTTCAGAGGCTTCGATCTCGTCGAGCTCATCGAGGTCATCGTGCTCAAGCTCTTCAGGCTCGTCCGCGTCCGGAACCGAACGGAACGCCATGAGGGTGAGAGCGGTACCGGCTGCGAATACAGCGGCGCCAGCAATCAACTTCTTGGAGTTTCGCTTGATAGCGGGCAGGACAGCGTCCTTGTTGAACTTGAACTCGACGATCTTCTCGTTGGTCTCAACGGAGTTGTCGTGGGTCTCAGTCATGAGGGTTTCCTTTCAAATAGAGGGGTCTCATATAAGGCATGGTTTTTCTCGCGGAAAGCCTATACCCCGAGTCGGGGCATAGGTGAATGATCAGTGGATGTTGGCGAGAGCCTGTTCCACCATCGCGTTCCACTCTTCGTCGGTCATCGTCTCAGCACGCAGCTTCGCGTTCTCGTTCTCGAGCTTCCACACACGGTTCCTAAGAGTGTAGGATGTGTGCTTCTGCTCTTCGTGAGCAACGGCGAAGAAGATGGTGAGGATGGTGACAAGGATAAGGGCGATGTAGAGCATGGTCTTTCCTTTCGTAGGATCTTCAATATACAAAAGGAAAATGTCGCGGAAAGCCTATATCCCAGGTTCGGGATATAGGTGAAGGGTCAATTCTTCAGGTTGTAGATTTCCTTCTCAGCGTCGTGGAGTGCGTCCAGAAGAGCGCAGATCTCGCTGTTGTTATTGGTGAGCTCAGTCTCCAGTTCATTGCTGTTTCGCTCAGAGGCGAGGTACAAGAACTGGGCCATGAGCCACAGAGCCAGGAGAACCGCGTTCGAGATGGAGAGCGCGATAACGGCAGTGAGCATGGGTGTGTCCTTTCAGAGTGGGATCTTCAATATAGCACGAGTTTATCTTGCGAAAAAAAAGATAAGCCTAGATCCCATGGCGGGATCTTTGGCTGGAAGGTGGTAGGATCAGAAGTTCCAGGTCTTCTTCTTGCCAACCATCTCGGCGACAATCAGCAGGGTGCCGATGACGACGAAGGGGGCGATGACAAGAGCGAGGAGGGTGGTCATTGTGGTTCCTTTCTAAGGGTCTTCAATATACAGTGTGTTAATTCTGCGACTCCTGTGACTGGTGTGATTAGGCAAAAAAGATAAGCCTAGATCCCATGGCGGGATCTAGAACTGTGTCAGAGGTAGTAGTGGTCGTACTGCTCAGAGCTCAGTCCAGTAGCAGCAAGCTCCTCGGCGTAGTCGAGGGCGGCCTGTGCAGCGGCGGGAGAGAGGTTCATGAGAGTGTCCTTTCTATGACGGGTTTCAATATAGAGCCCGTTTTTTACGCGAAAAAAAAAGATAAGCCCAGCCCCCCATGCGTATAGCACAGGGGGCCAGGCGAATCTCAGAAGGGTTTAACCTTCATGATCAAACCGAACGCCTTCGAGCTGACGACTGCAAGTCGCTCGTACTGGAGGACGGCTACGATACCGGCCAGTGAGGTAGCTGCACCGAGAATTGCGTCTTTGCTGAGCTTCTTGCTCTCGCCAAGGGCTTTGGCTTTTGCAAGAGTCTCGACATTTCGAGCAATTGTGGTGTAGTCCTCACTAGAGGGATCGTGAAGCTCGGCCTCCTTCAGAGCAGCTTCAATTGTCTGCTGAATGGGGTCAGTTTTCTTCATGGTGTGGCTCCTTTCTAGGGGTTCATTATACCGCAGGTTTTTCTCGCTTAGACCTGCTTGACGTCCAGCGTCACCTTCCCATTCCGGAGCATCTCGGCGACTCCCTGGTCAAAGGTGGCGTGGATCCCCTGGTCCTCAGACACGTGGAGGGCGCCAGAGGGCTGAGTGCCCTGGTACTTGGTGGAGCTCACGCCGAGAAGCACACCCAGGAAGGTATCGATCGCAGCGATAGTGCCCGCAACCTCTGTCGGGTGAGGCAGGTGCCACAGAGCCGCCAGCGTGAGGTAGAGCGCGGAGGTAGCCGGAAGGGCGACCAGCGCAACCCACTTGAGGACATCATAGGACTTGTTGTTCAACTTGCTCTCCTGAAGGTGCTTAGCCATTGGTTTTCCTCTTCGCCGGGGGTCTAGGGGTGGGGACTACGGGAAGATTCTTGACCTCATTCACTATCTTCTCGGCAAGCCCATTCCCCCCGAACTCGGAATAGGGCTCTACGAGATACTTCATGAAGTCCTCATACTCGTCGAGGGTGAGAAATCCTCGATGAAGATATGTCTTCCCGACATATACAATCCGGTCATGGGCCATTCCGAGCAGAAGCCTTGAAGTGGCGGACTTCCGCTCACTGCGCTTCATGATCCAAGCCCACATTCCGGAAGATCCCAGTACTGACAAGAATATCGCAAGAACGATATCAAGCAGTGGGTTGAATCCGAAGTGCTGCATGTTAACCGATCGCTAGATAGGGACGGACCCCGAGGGAGTAGTTAATCGGGGCGTGGGAGAACTGACCCGTGGACTTCTGATAGACGGCAGTCTGCGCAGAAGCCCGCTCACGAAGCCAGTAGTCCTCCTCAATGTTAACAAGGGCGGGGTTGAGCCTGAAGGCAGGGAACTGGTTGTGGTGCATGCCTCGAGAGAGGGTGTCGTTAAAGATAGACGATCCCCAGAGCATAGCTTCATCCATGATATTGATGTGCGGGTTATACCAGCGCCAATCTCTGACTGCACCGTTACCATCGTAACCAGTAGCGACTCGAGTCCAGACGCCAACCATGTTGGAACGGTTGAACAGGGATTCAGCCATACGACTGGCCTGTGTCATTGTCGACTGGTTCAGTGTCGAGTCGACGTACGAGCGCTGGTCTGGAATGGTGGTAGACCAAACCTCTCGGAATAGAGACCGGTCGGGCACTACCACGATGTGATTCTGACGGAAGGGCGGCTCACCAATGTTCATGAAGTAGTTGAACGCTACAATTCGCCAAGTGACACCAGAATATGTCCAGTAATCACCCAAGTACAGACCTGAGAACGATCCGCTTCGAATCGCCTGGAGGTAGGGTGTCACCGAGTTACCAAGAGAAGCTCCTCGGTAGATCGAGTTGTGAACACCAACGTTTGAGTCGTTGAGCATCCCATAGACAGACCCCGAGTTAGTGAACTTCTCGTTCATCTGGGTAATCTTGAGCTCGGTGCCAGCAACTCGGCCCTCAACAGCCTGAATACGATCGTTCTGGTTCTTGTCACTCACCTTGAGGTTGGCGACATCAGTCGAGGTGTTTCCACCAGCATTGGCCAGGGCATCTCGAACCGAGTCGAACCAGGTATTGAACTCTCCCTGGAGCTTAGCCTGAAGAGAGTCCAGGTTGATAGTCTCAAGGGGGCCGCGAACATAAGGAGTACGAGCACTGCCGACGAGGTTGATAATATTCTCAGCAACGATCTGCCGAGAGTTCTTGATAACCTTGATCTGGGCCAGAGCGAAGGTCTGTCGGTCACCACTATCTCCGACATTTGGGATCAGAGGGGTGACTGCCGGAGTGCCCTGGACAACCTTGATCTTAGCGCCGCGGACGGCTTTGGATCGGTCAACCTCGATGCATACGAGATCGATTCGATCCAGGGTTGCGTGAGAGCCGGTAATAGCGACCGTCTCATCGCCTGAGTTCTCAACCCATCTGTTGTTCAACCAAGCCTTACCTGCACCAACGTAGACGGACATACCGTTGTTGGTGGGTCGGACTCGGAACTTGTCCCCCACATTCGGGAAGACTCCCGGAGCGATGATGCCGTCGAAGAGCGAACCGAACTGGTCCGCATCATACGTACGGTCACCGTTCACCGAGTTGTAGAAACCACTAGAAATGGCCATACATTAATCCCTTTCTCGAGGAGCAATGACCTCTCCAGGGCCACCGCGAGTGAAGTCAATACGGAAGCCGTCACCATTCCACTTGGTACGAGACGACATTGAGATAGTGGGAACCCGAGAGAACCCACTACTAGACCATGACTCCGTCATCTCAGTCAGCTGACACTCAATTGGTTCTGCGTTGCTGCCCGAGGGGACGTAGTAGAAGATATCGCCGACGTCGAATCCAGTTCGATACTCGACATTAGAGAAGCTGTTGATCTTTCCCGAGATCATTTTGAGCGGTGTGTACTTCGGGAACATGGCGTCCAGAACCCAGAACGGATACCATACCTCACTCAGAGATGAAATATGCTTCTTCTGAAGTGGGGTGAGGGCTTTCCAGTCCTTGATTGAGTACGGCTTGTGGACCTGTGTGTTATCCCACAAGACCTCGCGTCTGGTGATCGGATTCTCAGACCGAAGCGTATGCGCTCGAGTATGGGTACTACCGTCTGCGATCCACTTCAGATCCACATCTCCGGAGTCCCAGACCTCATAGATCGTACTCTTCTTATCGACAATGGAGTCCACCGACTCGAAGTCGGAGAAGTTGTCGTTCTCCTGAGCGAGTGTGATCGTATTGATGAGATGCGGGGCAGTTACGTAACAGTGAATACCCTGGTTCTCGAGTTTGATCTTGTAGAAGAGAGAATATCCGTTCGGCTTGCACGCCGACAAGACGTTCTTGAACATCTCGGCGATGGGTGCTCGGTCATAGATGATCCACTTACCATCCTGGATCTTCTGCCCAGTGTCGTTGACGTAGGCCATCTGTGACACTCGAGTTTCTCGGTGGAAGTTGAAGTTGTCGATCCTACGAGCAGCTTCCGCATCCTTACCAAGATGCGCATGGGCCAGATTTTCTGCCGTCATTTGAGCATTGAACTGGCCATTATTGTCTGGCTCAATCCACTGCCTGTGAGGTAGAACTCTCCACTCAAACATCGACTCGAGAGAGCGCCCGGTATACTTGTGGAGGTAGACGCCATCATCCTCCTGCTTAACCGTGGCCGTCTCGATTACCATGGCGGTCGAGGTATCATCTCGAATAAACAGATTCCCAAGACTGTATTCGTACCCGGGTTGATCCGAGTAGAGCTGGAGCTCGAACTGGCCGTAGTCATATGCCCGCTCAGTCCAGTTGAGGGAGTAGAAGTTATTCGGAACCTCAATCCAAGAATTGTAGTTATGAAGGAACGCGAAGAACAGCTGCATTAGATCCCCCTATAAAGTGTATCGTATTCCATAGAGACGTTAACGTCATCAACGCCTCCAGCATACTGAAGGGCGATCGTGTTGATTCCCGGATGCATCTGAATCCAGGTACTACCCGGAGCTAGAACACCAGTGATATATGACTTCCTACCTCGAGCCTGGTGAGTAATAGACTTCTTACCGGGACGAGTATCCACGACAATACTCTCACCAGCATAGAAGTTTCCAGCTCGAGAGATGGACATTGTTTCGTTGAAAGTTGTGTTACTCAGGATAAGGTTACTAACCGTACCGAGGAACTCAACAGTAATAGTAACACCAGCCGGGTAGTCACCAAGGTATCGGATATCCTTACCCGAGGAGTTGGTCATGTCACCGAACTTGAGCTTGTGGTTGTCCTGTGAGAAGAACGGGAACTCGAAGGTGGGTGTGTTGTCATTGAAGCCCACGACCTTCTGAATCTGAGTAGCAGAGGACTTCCAGTACGGGTCTAGTCCAAGAAGGGAGACCTGGATCTCCTGCCGCTCAGAGAAGATGTTCGGCTCGACGGACTCGACGATGAAGTCGGAGTGCACGTTAAGCCAGTCGGTTGTCACACCGAGAGTAATGGTCTCCCCGACTCCGAAGTAGGAATATGTCTTGAGTCGGAGTTCCTGAATGTCGGTCCCCCAGGGGATCAGAGTCAGCACCACAGTACGAGTACCAACCCTGATCCCCTTAAGGAACGCTCCGTCCAGCAGGGCGAATCCATCAGTGCTGATGTCCGCCTTTACTGGCCCCAGACCAGTAATCTCCTTGACCGCGACCCCCGACTCGTAGGGGTTCGTGATGTCGATGGTTAGACGATCCCCCGACTTTGTCGTGGACGAGATCTCTGAGATCATAGTGTCAACTTGTCCTTTGCCATAGCAAGCTGAGTGTTGGTGTTGCGGTAGATAGTAGCCGCATCCAGCGCCTCAGGCGAGTTGTTGGTCTGGTTGAAGGTGATGTTTGTAACACCATTTTGACTATTCTTGTCAGAATTGTCAACTGCGATCGGAGCAGGAGGTCGAGCAGCATTAGCTGCCTGAGCTGTGACTCCGATGGCGGGCATGAAGTTGTTGATGCCCTTAGCCTGCTTCTGCATCTCGGTGAGGTCCAGAATAGGCTTGATTTCCGGCTTGAAGGATGGGTCGTCCTCGATGAGTTCGTTTACTCCGTCGAGCGCCTTTGACATAGCGTCGTAAGCTGCGCCAGCCATACTACCGCCGGCATCAGCAACACGATCACCAGTATCCTCGATACCTATAGCAAGACCCTCACCGACATATCCTCCAAGTTCCATCATCAGTCGGGAAGGAGAGTGGATCTTGAAGTAGCTCTTGACCTTGTTGTAGCCCTTCTTGGCTACGTTCAGCATAGACTCACCGAAGCTCCAGGCCTTGGATGCGAGACCGTTGGTCATACCGTCGACAATAGCCCAAGCAATCTCTCGACCAACCTTGTTGAAACGAGGAGCGTACTTGTTAATAGCATCGCGAACACCTTCAAGAAGCTTGAGGACCGTCCACATACCCTTGTCAATGATCTTCGGACCATTCCTAGCAATTCCATCAAGGAAGTTGAGGATGACGTTGGTGGCAGCGTCAATGACCTTGCCGATGTTGTCAGCAATTCCGTTCAGGAAGTTTGCCAGGATAGTAGCGCCCTTCTCGCCGAACTCGTAGGCATGGTTGGCCAGCTCAGTGAGCATCGCCTGGATCAGGATGAACAACGTTGCGACAATGCCAGGGATGTTGGCATTAATGGCATAGATGATCGCCCCTAGCAATGCTGCCATAGCAACTGCAAGCTCCGGAGCCTTAGAACCCAGGGTGATGATGAAGTTAGCGATAGCATTTGCGAAATCAATCGCCACCTGGGGCAGAATCGCTGCGAGCTGCTTCAGTCCCTCGGTCAAGACCAGGAATGCTGCTGCACCGGTAGTAGCACAGATACCCAGAACCGCCGCAAAGGCCGCCATACCGATCGAGATCGGGAGTAGGGCTAGGCCTAGTGCGAGTAGAGCTGCGGTGAGTACGATCATACCCACTGCGAAGTACTGAGCACCGGCTGCTGCAGCCACCAGGATCAGCATGCCACCAGCGAGAGCGATCAAACCGATAGCCAGCTGAGTCCAGGTGATTCCGGATAGGGTCTTCATTGCCGAGGCCAGAGCCAAGAACGCAATCGAGGCAATACCCAGCGCAATAGCGCCTGTCTTGAAAGCGTCTGCTGCTGCCATCGAGATGGCGAGGATAGCCAGACCCGCGGCTAGAGCAATCAGACCCTTAGCCAGAGTCATGATATCCATATTGCCGAGGATTGCAACTGCCCCTGTAAGAACCAATACCGCGGCAGACATAGCAATAATCGCAGCGGCACC